TAACCGTTACGGTAGATTTATTTGTAATAAATCCTTCGGCCGGTGCAGAGATAGACAATGTCGGTGGAATCGTATCAACAGTAAATGTTACGGATTTCTGTGCAGCTGCATTTCCATCGTAGTCACTCGCAGTTGCCACAACGGTATGTGCTCCATCTGACAGAGCTGATGTTGGTGTGTAGCTGCAAGTGTAGCCGCCTGTCACTGCAGTCTTTGTGATCTTGGATGTATCTACCGCAGTACCGTCAATTTTCAGAGCGATTGTGGACGGATTAACTCCGGAATCATCATCTGTGATCTTCCATGCAATGGCAGGTGTGCTGTTTGCAAGATACTGGCTTGCAGTCGGTGCGGTGATTGTGATCACAGGAACAACTTTCTCTTTTACCTGCAATCTCAGGCTTGCACCCAATGTGCTGTCTGTTGCATCTTTTGTGGTTACGTTTCCAGCATCATCGGTTGCTTTTACCGTTACCGGATAATAATGTCCGGATAATGTATAACTGGATTTTGACGGAGCTGTAATGGTTGCTTCGTACTTGCCTGTGCTGGTGTTTTTTGTAAGTGTATAAGTCTGGCCATTAATGACCGCCTGTACTGTTTTTACACTCATACTTTCGTCTCCTTTCGCATAATCGTGTGCATAATCATATGGATAATCCAGCCGATACGCTTTCTTTTCCAGCGTAACGCGGACTATATAACTTTTTCCTGTCTGGACCGGGTTCGGATCTAGTTCTGCTTTTGAAATTGTGATCAGCCTGCTTTCTGCCATAGTCCTCTCCTCCGGTTATTTTTTTGTATAATAAAAAGACAGCAGGTAAATCCTGCTGCCCTAGTCAATGTTTGCTACTTATTCTTTTATGAGTTTTGCAATTTCAGCAAATAACTCTGATAATTCTAAACAATCTTGTTTTGTAAGTTCATGAAAAAAATATTCATCACATTCTTCCACTAGCCAAAATTCATCGTTTTTATTCTGTATTGAAAAAACTCTTTCACTATTTATTTTCTCAAGTAAATTTTTATATTTTTCAAATTCGGGATAATCAGATACTTTTTTTACCATAAAAACTCCCTAAACCATATCATAATATTCTTTTACAATATTTAGTATTTCCAACAATGTAATTGCAATATTTTTTCCTTCCAATTCACTTTTATAATTTTTCCGTTGGTTTTCACTTTTTTCACTTATTTTCACTTGATCTAATGATATCCAGTTATAATGTGTTCCATAATCATATGCATAATCATAAGGATAACCAAACCTTTTCACTTTATGTGCATTTTCAAATGTTATATTATGCTTTAAACAATTATTTGCAAACCGCAATGCTGAAAATAATTGTTTATGCTCCTCTTTTATTTGGGCAATTGGAATACGATCAATGCAATCTGACATCCAATGTATTGCTGTTCCAACAACGAAATAAACATCTTCTGTATCTGCATTTTCTGCCCCTGCTTTAAATATAGCATTCACAGACTTTTCTGCACTATATAATAATAAATTCTTGTTCTCTATCATCTTATGTATCTCCCTGTCATATCAAAATAAACCTACTTTTATAATATTCCATTCCGAACTAATATGCAAACGAAAAAGACATCCGTTTCCGAATGCCTTTTAAGTAGGTTTATTCTCATAGGGGAGAAATCGAGCCGCCGGTTTCCGCCTTTGGCTCAAGTATTATTATAACTGTGCATTTTGTGCTTTTTGTGCGTTTTTCAGATAATTATCAATCTTTCTACTGATTCTGCTACGATCCAAGTGTACACTCTTCGCAACCTGCTCCTGTGTCACCGGCTTCCTGCCGTCTATGTACAGCTTCCGGAAGATGCGGTGTGCCATACTGTCCGGTATTGCATCCACAAACTGCTCCACCTCTTTGCACTCTTGCTCTATGGCTTTCCTCCGCTTAAGATCACGGTCCTGCAATCGTTCGTATTTCTCCTGGTCAAACCCAACCACACATTGTGGCATCGGATAACCTTTGCTGTAATCAAATATCACATCATTCCCAATCATCGTATCTGACTTCCAGCGGTTCTGCAGAGCATAATCCAGTTCCAGTATCTCAGCTTTATTGCTCCGGTATGCTTTCAATCTTTCCTTTGTCATCTTCTCCAACGGCATCGCCTCCCTTATTCCTCTCCTGCAGCGTTGCCCTGCTGCCACTTATCTGTATTTCACCTCTTAGCTGCTGCCATCTAAGGTATGACAGGCTCCATTCCGGATTACCGCCGACTGCTGCAAGGTAATCAAGAATTGTCAATGATTGCTCAACTCATTCTTTAACTGCTCAACGATTTTATCAATCTCATCGTAAAAATCTTTTTTACAATAACTGCAATCTCCACCACTCTCATTATCACATTGTGCTGAATGGCAGTCTAAAAAGTACCACATAGCCTTCATCTTTACCTCCACTTCGCTTATCATATTTTCCACGTCATAAGCTGTCGGCTGCTCTTCCACTGCTTTCATGCAGTTCTGGATAGTATCATATTCCACCTTTGCAATCATCTGGTCTTTAAGACTTCCACCACCTGGTGATGCTGACAGTGCACAGTCGTTCAAATGAGCCAATAGCTTATCTGTGTCAATTAACCTCATTCCATTTCACTCCAATCCAATTTCTGACCGCAGTTCGGGCAGTAACCGTAATCATCATATTCCACTTCATACTCTGATTCACAATTCGGGCATATCCATGTGTCATACACCATCTGACCGTCCGCATAACCATCTCCTTCGTAATAAGGTCTTTTCGCTATCTGTTTTTCAAAAGCTTTTCCTGTGTCTTTGAAATCTCCGTTTACAAATCTTCGTATCTCTGTAACTTCCTGTTGCAGCTGCTCATCAGTCTTTTTCATGCCTTACCATCCCCATTCTACCAACGATACCTGTACTCTTCAGATAATCGTAATAATCCTGCGCCACTTCTTCGTTGACGTTAAACTCTTTTCCGATTTTTCCAATAGTTACTCTCTTCTGGCTTTTCGCCCAGTTCTCTAATTTCACAGATTTGATAAGCATTTGCTCCTCCACTTCTCGATCATGTCCCAGTGTCCTTTTATCGCTTCCTGAATAGTTATATATCGTCTGGCATCCAACTTTTTCCAGCTGATTACTTCACCATCTTCTGTGCATTTAAACACCATTGTTTCTAAAACGTGATCTGCTGTATCGCAGGTATCTATCAGCAC